AGCTACACAATACGGCGGCACTAATTTACGCACTTTGCCTGAAGGTTTCACATGGTGCTTTGGTGGTTCAAATGCCACAGGCATATCTATTCACTTACCTGATTTATCGACATCAAACGCCAATGCACTGCGCTCACAAATAACCTCAGACTACAACACAGGCTGGATGGTAGGTGATATTAAGCTTGCCACACTGAGCGACACCACTCCCGGAACCATTGCAGGTCAGGATGAGCTGATTGTCAACGGTACGTTTGATACAGGTGTGGATGGTTGGATAATACTTCAAGGCACAGCACAAGTAGTTAATGGGGAAGTAGAAATAACTACCGGCAGTGTTGATAGAGGTAGAATATACCAAGTATTTGATACTGAGATTGGTAAGACATACGAGTTTTCTGGTACGGCGAGGAACGGCACCACTGGTACATTCGCACATGTTAGCGGCGTTGGAGTTAGCTATTTAAACAATGTACTGTACAACGTCGGGTCTACTAGCACTACTGAAAGATATAGATTTACAGCTACGACAAACACAGTAACAGTTCAACTAGGCGGTTTGTCTACAGAAGCTGGGTATACAGCATATTTTGACAACATCTCCGTTAAAGAAGTCGTAGCAGATCGCTCGGTGAATAACTCAGCACTGCAAGCCTACGGGAACATCGTAAAGAGCCCAGTAGCAACAGGCGCGGAATTAATGGCGTACAGTGGGTTTTCAACGTCTTTGGGTAATTACCTAGAGCAGCCATACAACTCAGACCTAGACTTCGGCACAGGTGATTTCTGCGAGATGATCTGGGCGTATAGGACTACGGCGTCGTTACGTTATTTTTCTTCTTGGGGTAGCGATGGTAGTGGTGACCGACGTAGTATCTATGTCAACTCAGACAACAGTGTGTACTGGAATCTAAACGAAATTGGTGTTGGTTCTGTAACACTTAGCGGCGGCACAATGAAACTCAACGCGTGGTCTCATATTGTTGGCGTTAGGAAAGACGGCGTAGCGTACATCTATGTCGATGGTAGACTGAAGGCTTCTAGCGCAGCCACACTAAATCTCGAGAATACATCTGCAGTCCAACGGGTTGGTATATCTTACGCTTACACGTCGGCTCTGACTGACGGAAAAATAGCCCTATACAAAATCTCCGCCACAGCACCATCTGCTGAGCAGATCAAGAAAATCTACGAAGATGAGAAGGTATTGTTCCAAGAGGGTGCACAGGCTACACTATACGGGTCATCTAACGCGGTGACCGCTCTGGCTTACGATGATACAACTGACCTTCTGCATGTTGGTACAAGCGCTGGTCGTTCAGTCTTCGATGGGTTGCGTAGAATAGAACACACAACCACGGCAGTGGGTACCGCAATATCCGCATCTGGCGGGTTGGTAGTGGAGGAATAAATGAGTATAGAAACCGAAGTAGCTACGCTAACCACTGCCACCGATTCGCTAGCGGCGAACGTTGAGACGAACAAAGCTACCCTAGACACTGCCGCGAGCAATGCTAAAACATCAGCGGACGCAGCACTTACAAGCTTAGCGACTGCCGAAGGTTACGTGGTTGAGACCGAGAATTTCCTAGACCAAGCTTACAATAGTGTGCAGAGCGCGGCATCAGCCGTCGCATACCAAGATTTAGCTGCCTTAGCAGAAAGCAAAGTAAACTCAGCTGTAAGCGTTTTTGTGTATGACACGTCACGAGATTCGGATGGTGGTGCATGGCGTCATCGCTGTGGCCACACTTCTTGGTATAACGAGCCCCTAAACACTGACAAACGCGGTGCCCGCCGTGAGTTCCCAGCAGTCGCTGTGATTGTTGGAGAAGCCAATTTTTTGACTATTTTTGATGGTGATGACCCATCACTACCGATGTGGATGGTGTTTAATAGAGGTAATAATAACTGGCTACGCCTAGGCGCTGCCCCTAATGCTTTAGCAGCTAAAAACGGCATTATATGCGCGGGTAGTAGCGGCTTGGATTTGGTCGCCATCAACTTTATTAAAGAGTTCAACGGTTTTTATGCGGCGCAGTTTTACACCACCACAGGTGACATATCACAACGCAATGCCGGTTTAAGTTTCACCATTATTGGTGGCGCTAATATTGTTGACCGCGCAGTAAACGACATTGCCATGACTGTCCTACCCGATGCTCCCATCGACTCCGCGACAGGACTGCCTACCCCAACGATTGCTGTAGCTACGAATGGTGGCGTGTCGGTGATTAAGGATGATGGGACGGTTGTTGATAGTGATTATAATGGCATATCCAATGTTTGTTTTTTTGAAGATAAAGGTTTGTGGTTTGGCGATGTTGACGGAGCCGCTCAGCTTTTATTCGCTACTTTAGGGGACATAAACGCTGGTGATGGTTTTGGCGATGTTTTAGCTAATACAATACTTACTCAAGAGTTTGATCTTTTGGCAAAGCCAGACAACTTAGCCTTTACGCAAGATGTTTTGGTTATTGGTGGGAAAAACCGTGGAGGTTCTTCTGTTGAAGGTCTTGCGTTAAGACAGCCAGATTACTCTGATCAAACTAAAGGTATGTCTTCTTTAATAACCACCACCTACAACACAGGCTGGATGCACGGCGATATCAAAGGTGCATGGTTAAGTGACACGACAGCAGAGACTGTGGGTGTAGACGAGGCTTCTGAACTAGTTACGAATGGTACGTTTGATACGGATTTAAGTGGGTGGACTAGCTTAGTCAACGCAACGTGGGTTTCTGGAGAAATTAACTGTGCAAATGGTCAATTTATTCAATCTAGCCTTTTCACTGGCTCTAAAACCGTTCGTCTCACTTGGGATCAAACTATAAATTCAGGCACACGTTGTCGTGTCCGTTTGCGTAATGCCGCGGGTTCTGGGGATGTTGGCCTTTTTAGCTATTACACTGGAACTGGCCCTCAGAGCGTAGAATTTTCCACCTCAGACGGGTTGAGCCTTTGGTTTTTTGTTGAGTCTGGACACGATGTTACCTTTGACAACATCTCTGTTAAAGAAACCGGCGAACTTGTAGTAAACGGTACGTTTGACTATGGTTTGTCTAGCTGGGCTGTTAACAACCCCGGAACTGGTGTTGGCTGGGTTTGGGATAACGGCGTAGCTAAAGTATCCTCTACAGCTGATGGTCGCAACTTAAGTCAAGCCATGATGACTGTAGGCGAGTCATACATTGTTACATTCAACAAACAAGGTACAGGCACATTAGATCTATATTATAACGGTGCTTCTGCATACAAAAGAGTGTCTGAAGCCACTGTTGGCGACATAAGTTTTTATTTAAAGAATGTCACTAGTGAGACCATTACTTTTTTCTGCGGCGAGGTGGGCGTATCTGTAGATAACGTCTCCGTCCGTCTAGCCGAACCAGATCGCTCAGTGAACAACAACGGCTTGCAAGTCTACGGCCAAATCACAAAGACTCCTGTAGCTACTGGTGCTGATTTGGTTGGGTATGGTCCATTTGCTCCGACAAACTATTTTGCACAACCCTATAATCCCGATCTAGACTTTGGTACGGGTGACTTCTATGTAATGGGGTGGTATCAAGCTGTCGATGCTACAACTTACGGAATGTTATTTTCTCGCGGCTCAAGTACTTCAGTTGATACGTTTATCTACAACAATAACGGCCCATTGCAAGTTAGTATTGGAAACGGTGGAACAGAAACGATCGGCGTAACATTTACGGATAACACAGATTATCATATTGTTGTAACAAGGAAGTCTGGTGTAGCTTATGTTTATGTAAATGGTAACCTTGCTCATACGTTTGCTAATACTGCTAATCTAACCGATGTAGGTGCTGTGCTTGTTTTTGGAGGTAGATTTAACCATACAACCTCGCTTGGTTCAGGAAAATTAGCGCTCTGGCGCATCGGTGCAGGTGCTCCATCAGCCGAACAGATCAAAAAGATCTACGAAGACGAAAAGGTACTGTTCCAAGAGGGTGCTCAGGCAACTCTGTATGGCTCATCTAATGCGGTGACTGCCTTGGCCCATGACCCTGTTACTGACCTGTTGCACGTAGGTACTTCCGCTGGACGCTCTGACTTCAAAGGCTTGCGTCGAATTAACAACACCACAACCGCTGTAGGATCGACCATATCTGCTAGCGGTGGACTAATTGTAGAGGATTAAGTTATGACTGTTATCGTTAGCAAACCAGCGGTTAACCTGCGGGAAGAATTAGCGAAATTAAAATCGCGTACTAGTTATGTCGAGCAGCAATTTTGGTATACTGGAGACGCAGCAACGACGGACTTTGCGCTGCAAAACGGGTGGAAGCCACTGCATGTGTTTAACGCAGGAGCGATCCAGAAAGAAGGAGCAAGCGATGATTATGAAGTTGTGTACGATGGTTTTACCTACACTGTCAGCTTCGCTGTTGCCCCTGCTAACGCGGCTGATGTCTGCATTATCGGAGTAATGGCATGATTTTCGTGAATAAGGGCGATGCCCCCATAACTGAAGCGCAACTGCATAAGCGTACCCAAGCCTACATTGATCGTGACTGGCCTGCGTGGAAGCGTGAGCGTTCTTTGCGTGTTGGCGACGGTGTTTTCAACATCTTTATGGACCAAGTTGCACTGGACACTGACATTAACCGCGACAACAACGCTTTCAACGGGATGATTGTCGATTACAACAAAGCCCAAGCTCGACTAGCTCAGTACGTGCTGCTTGAAGGTCGTGAAGAAGTCCGTGAACAAGTACCCACTGGCGAACAAGTCTTCGATGAAGAAACCGGTGAAATGGTCGATGTCACTGAAGAAGTGGTAGTGCAGACTGCTATTGATCCACTGCCAGAGTTCGTGGAAGTAACGAATTACGATGAGCAAGGCAATGCGACTACTGAAACCGTGCGTAACCCAGAAGTTGTGCGCGACGAAGAAGAGCGAATGGCTGCACAGTTAGTGGTTGATAATACACCACCCGCTGTTGTTGAGTTTGTTGAGGCACAATGATGGACATGGTAAAGAAAGCAATTAAATCTCGCACTGTGCAGTTTGGTATTGCTTTGGCTTGCTTGTCAGTGCTTCAGGGGTTTGTTGGGTTTATGTCCTCTGACCCAGCAGTTCAGGCAGTTATTGGTTGCGTTATTGCTAGTTCCATTGTTGTTCTACGCTTTATAACGACACAGCCGCTTAGTGAGAAATAGGTGACGTCATGGCCATCGACTGGAACAAGGTAGTATCGGCTGAAATTCTAACTACCAGTGCCGCCTTAGTGTTTGCAGGTGGTGTAGCTTACGCTACTCTAGCCAATGGCCAAGAAAGTGCCGACACTCAGATCAAGCAGCTGCAGGCCAAACAAGCCCAGATGCAAGAGTCCATTGCTGATATACAGAAAGACACAGCAGTGCTCAACTCAGACCAGAAGCATATCCTGCGAATGGTAGAAGAGCAAAGACAAGACATCCGTCAGATTCTCAAGCTGATGCAAGAGAAAGAGGATAAGTAATGTGGCAAGCTCTGGGTAAGATATTCGGGTCGGGTGAAGTTATTTCAAACGGCCTAAAGCTAATCGACGATATGCATACGTCGAAAGAAGAAGAAATACTTGCTAAAAACCAAGCAAAAATAAATCTATTAGAGGCGTACGCGCCATTTAAAATCGCCCAACGCTACCTCGCAATTATGTTCACAGTAACGTTCTTGAGTAGCTTTATATTAGTGCTGACTATGACCATGCTAGGTAAAGGTGACATAGACGCAGTAAAACTGGTACTGGGTGATTTCTATATCGGGGAAATAATGCTTACCATCGTGTTTTTCTATTTCGGTGGCGGTGCTGTCGAAGGGTTCTTGAGTAAGCGCGTTAAGCAGTAGGGTGGGACAATGAAACTTTTAGTCGATATGATAAAAGAGCACGAGGGGTGGCGTCCCAAGCCCTACAAGTGCACCGCTGGTAAGCTCTCTATAGGCTATGGCAGAAATCTTGAGGATCGTGGTATAACTCTCGAAGAAGCGGACTTCATGCTTCGCAACGACATCCAACTGTGCTACCACGAGCTAGACTGCTTTTCTTGGTTCCGTGATCTTGATGAAATACGTCAATATGCACTCGTAGATCTTTGTTATAACTTAGGTTTGCCCGGCCTCCTTACGTTCAGAAAAGCACTCGCTGCAATGGCTGAAGGACGCTACGACAAAGCTGCTGATGAGTTTCTAGACAGCAAGTGGGCTAAACAGGATGTGCCTGAGTGGCGTTCAAAACGAGTGACGGAAATGATCCGCACAGGCGAAGCGCAGTAATGGAGTTGCGGGCATATGGACAAACCACTATTTACCCGCAAAGAAGCCCTAGCTATCGGATACTCGCGATATTTCACTGGTAAACCATGTAAACATGGGCATGTAGCCGAACGCTACACAACAAGCCGACAATGCACGAAATGTAACGCGGTTAGGTGGAAAAATGAGCCTATAGAGCGCCGCAGGCAGTACTGGAAGAACTACTACACAGATGAAGTACGGACACGTCGTACAGAAAAAGCCAGACAACGTCGACAACTAAATCCCTACAAAAGAAAGCAGTATAGGGCTGACTACAAGAAGCGACTGCGCCAAGCGACGATCAAGTGTAAACAAGACATACTGCGGGTTAAGTCAATGTATATACAAGCCCAGCAGCTCACTATCGACACGGGTATAGAATACACCATAGACCATATCATACCGCTTTCTCACCCAGATGTTTGTGGACTGCACACTTACGCCAACCTGCAGATAATCTCGGCTAAAGAAAACAAGGAAAAAGCGCAAAGCTTTGACCCCAAGGAACATGAAGAAAATACTTGATTTTTATGGTATTCTCGGCGAAACAGGTCAACTCCGCTGAAGGCACGCACTATGGCTGTCGTAACAATTAAAGCATTTGGTGGTATATCGCCAAAAACCCCTCCACGTCTGCTAAGAGACACTCAGTCGCAAACTGCAAACAATTGTGGGGTGTTCACAGGTTCATTGAAACCAGCAAAGGGCTATGGCGATACGGTTGCTACCGTGCCTGCTACGTCTGAGACAATCTACAAGTTTGGACAAGATGTCACTGATGAATCGCTTGGGTGGCTCAGCTGGACTACGGACGTTGATGTTGCTCGTGGTCAGATTAATGGCGATACGGAAGAGTGGACGTTCTATACAGGTGATGGGGCTCCCAAGGCTATACGTGCTGGATATACAACGAGTCCGATTTCTCTAGGTATTGCTGCTCCTGCGACTTCGGTGACTCCGACCTTGGGTGCTGAACCTGCTGACGCAGAGACCTTGGTTGCAGAGACAAGGCTGTACACATATACATTCGTGCATCAGATTGGGGGTAGAGAGATTGAGTCAGCTCCAGCACCAGCTTCTGCATTGGTAGATGTCTACCCCGGCCAGACAGTGACTTTGACAAGCTTTGACTTGCCGAGTTCCGCAAACTTTTACCGCATATACCGCTCCACATCAGGTACGTTTCTTTATGTAGGTCAGATCGATGTAGCTACAGGTTACGCGTCTGGTTTTCTTGATGATGTTGACCCTGAGCTACTTGCTGAAGAGATACCGTCGCTTTTGTGGGCTGAGCCACCCGATGACCTTGCAGGGCTAATTAACTTGCCAAATGGCGTTATGGCTGGGTTCTCTGGACGTGATGTTTATTTCTGTGAGCCCTACGTGCCACACGCTTGGCCTGAGACGTATCGGCAAAGTTTCGACTACCCTGTGGTTGGTTTGGGTCGCATGGATACCACACTGGCTGTACTCACCAAAGGCACGCCATATCTAGTACAAGGATCGCACCCCGACTCAATGGTCGTAATTAAGTCTGATCTAGAGCAAGCCTGCGTGTCTAAGAAAAGTATTGTTAGTTTAAACAACGCAGTGTTTTACTGTAGTCCAGACGGACTAGTTGCGCTTACGCCGGGTGGTTCATCCCTAGTTACGCAGAACCTTTACACCTACGAGCAATGGCAGGAAACTGTAGATCCTACGTCTGTAGAAGCGTATCACCAAGACATGAAGTACATCGCGTTCTTCAACAATGGTACGTCGACTGGGTACTTTGTTTTTGACCTAGCAACGAACGAATTTACGATCAGCACAACAGCTGTTAACCCCACAGCTGGCTATCAGTCTTTGCGCAATGACAAGCTGTACCTGTGCCTTAACGGCAGTGTGCGACCTTGGGGCGAAGGTGTTAATTACTCTTATACGTGGCGCTCGAAAATATTCATGATGCCAAGACCACTCAGTATGGCTTGTGCTCAAGTGGAGGCTGAAGAGTACCCACTAACAGCTAGGATTTATGCCGATGGCACACTGCTTCACAGCCAGACAGTAACTTCGCGTCTACCGTTTAGGCTACCTGTGGTAAAAGCACGTGACTGGGAAATTGAGTTGTTAGGCACTAAAGAAGTGTTTTCAGCGGCTATGGCCCAGTCTATGGAGGAGCTAGCAAATGCCTAAGCGTCCATCAAATGCATTACCGACGATTACTTCCCAGATACCTAGGGATTTGCGGATGTATTTGGATCGCATTCGCGAGCTTATGGACAACACTGGCGGCATTATTACAGTCAACGACCTACAAAGCTACGGCGTACTAAACAATGCAGGTCAATACACTGACGCAGGTGGTGGCACATCTATACCCTCACAGCCATATGAATATGGTGTCCCTGCAGTCGTTAGTAACCTCAGTGCAAGCGGCGCTTTTCAGAGTATTGTCATTACGTGGGATCAGCCTGACTACTATGGGCATGCATTCACAGAAATTTGGGGCTCACCGATCTACGATACGCAGTTAGCACCCACTGACCCCGGTTATGTTGATCCAACGACTTACGAGCTGTTTGACGCGAATACCGCACAACTTGTTGGTATAACAGCAGGATCTGTATTTAGTGACCGTATTGGTGGTGCTAGTGGGCGATACTATTGGGCTAGGAACATAAGCCTTTCTGGTCGTGACGGCCCGTTCAATTCGGTTACTGGGGTTTCTGGTGAGACTGAGATTGACATTGAGTTCATGATCAAGAAGTTAGCGGGTGTTGATAACCTAGACACAGAATACGTAAACCCGCTGACTGTAGTCGACACTGAGATTGAGATTGATGGCATAACCATACCTGTCGGTGTCTATATCACAGACGCGTTTATACGTAACGGTGCCATTGTCAATGCCAAGATAGGCAACCTAGCAGTAGATGAAGCTAAAATTGCTGCGCTTGCTGTAACTGAAGCTAAGATAGGTGATGGTGCTGTTACTAACTTAAAAATCGGTGGTGAGATTTACTCTGATGTTAATGCGGCTGATGGCAATCCTAGCTGGTCTATTGATAAAGCTGGCGGTGCTGATTTCAGAGATATTATCATCCGCGACGATGATGGCACGGTGTTACTGCAATCTGGTGGTAGTTTGGCGTTGGCGCGTGTTTCTGGAGCTGGTGATCTTGCCGCCCTTAGCGAGGTTTCATACGCAGATCTCGCCACTGCCCTAAAAGGCCTGATCGATGGTAAGGCAGAACAGCATTACACAGATACTGACCCAGAAGGCTCATGGGCAGATGATGCCACTAAAAGCTTACACATAGGTGATCTGTGGTATGCACCCA